AATTATACTGCCCCTGATTTAAGCTCGTTCGATAAACAACTTACTGTTCTTCAAACCGAAATAGATATGGTTATGCAAGAAATGACTATGTTACTTGGTGAAGTATCTCTTATATCTGACGTAGCCAATGAATTAAAAAATGACCTTCGCACAGATTTACGCAGAGTTGAATCTATAATCGAAGATGTAGAACAAAATCAGAAACAAGATTCAAGAGAAAACCAAGCAGATATAAAGTTTGCTATTAAAGATATTAAAGATGAAATGCAACAGCTTGAGAAAAAGATTACTGATATCATACAAAAGACTTTAGCTAATCCTTTAGCTGGCATGAAGTAGTCTTGACATTCACACACTAATTACTATATAATAAATACACAATATAATTGAGTAGGGGTATTTAAACGTGCCCCTCCTTTTTACAGGAGGATCAATGTTAGACCAAACAAAAGTATACAAAGAACGAATGACTAAAGTTTTGAGTGAGGCTATAGAAGTCAACAATACTCAATTAGTAAATGGGAGTGCAGAAGATTATGCCAACTATAAATATTTAGTAGGTGTAGGACAAACTCTGGCAGATATGAAAGATCGTCTGCATACAGAGTACAATAAGCTATATCAAGAAATAGCAGGAGGCACAGATGAGTAAAGAACTACCAAAACCACAGGGTTATAGAATGTTATTAAAACCTTGGGAACCACTAGAAAAATCAGCTGGTGGAGTAATACTTTCAGAACAAACAAGAGACATGATTAGGTTTGCTTGTGTGGTATCTGAAGTAATAGAGATGGGTCCTGAATGTTACAAGGACATGTCTAAATCAAACACCACGTGGTGTAAGCCTGGAGACTATGTACTAACGGGCAAGTATGTTGGACTAAAATTCAAATACGAAAACGCAGACTATTCTATCATTAATGATGATGAAGTGGTCGCAGTTGTTCCAAATCCAGACAAAATAAAACATAGATAGACACTTGCAAAAATGCTACATTATGTGGTATTATGTTGACACAGCGTATAAACGCAGTTCGCAACTGACGGAGGTAATATGATAGAAGAACCAAAAGAACCGATTAACCAAGAGGAAGAACTCGAAGTTGTAATCGATGAAGAAGGCCAAATAGAAACGTCTTCTGAAGAGCCAAAAGCTCCAGAACAAGAAACTCCCAAAACTGAAGAACCTGAGGAAGAAGATGTGGCAGATGAAACTGCTGACGAATCTACTGAAGAGACTGAAGAAGAGGAAGGATCTGAAGACAAGAAACTATATGGTAAACGAGCTGAGAAGCGGATTAAAAGATTAGTTAAACAAAGGAAAGAACTTGAAGAAAAACTTGCTTCTCTTGAAGAAGAGAAAGTAAAATTCAAAAAGGAAAACCAAGAACTAGTTGGAAGATCTGCTGAATCTGAACTAGCTGCAGTAACGCAGTATGGTAACAGACTCAAAGCTCAAGAGCGAGAAGTACTAGCTTCTCTTCGTACTGCTAAAGAAGCAGGTGATGTTGATAAAGAAATAGAAGCTACAGATAAGTTAGCCTCTATTAAAGCTGAAACATTAGTTATAAGACAATACGAGGAAAAAGCTAAGTCAGCTTCTACTAAACAAAAAGTTTCTGATGAAGAGACTGTTAAACAAGTAGCCCCTCAAAGAGCTCCTGATAGGAAAGCTTTACAGTGGCAAAAAAGAAACTCTTGGTTTGGAGGAAATAATCAAAGCGAAAAGATTATGACCCAAGCCGCAATGATAGTTCATAAGGAACTAATAGATGAAGGAATATATCCTGACTCTGATCCTGATGAATACTATAACGAGTTAGATGCTCGTGTACGTACGGAGTTTCCTGGAAAGTTTAAACAAGACTCTTCAGCAAAAAAAGTACAAGTAGTAGCGGGTGGAACGCGCACTTCCCCCAGTGGCAAACAGAAAGTCACATTGACTAAGTCAGAAGTAGAAACTGCCAACAAGCTTGGCGTATCTCTACAAGAATATGCGCGACACAAAATACGCCGTGATGAGTCGGCGAGATAAGGAGTAGATGAATGACACAGGCTACTAAGACAACCCGTAAAACGCGAAGCTCGGGTAATCGCAAGAAAACATGGACACCACCAAGCAAGTTGGATACTCCAGCTGCACCAGATGGTGTACATTATAGATGGGTTCGACATGAACTCCTGAATGAAGATCAATCAGGAAATGTACATGAAAGAGCTCGTCAAGGATACGAACCAGTAAAACCCGATGAACTTGGCGGGAACTGGCAATCGGATGTTTTAGACACAGGAAAGCATGCGGGTGTAGTTAGAAGTGGTGACTTAATTCTTATGAAGGTTGATCAAGAGATCGCTGACGAAAGAAATGAGTACTATGATAACAAGACCAGAATGCAAGAAAGAGCGGTCAACTCTGAATTGCAAAGCAACAATAGCGCTGCTGCACCTATCAGCCAAGACGGATCTTCCTCAGTCACACGAGGCGGAGGAAATAAAACTGCAAAGTTTGACGACTGATAGTAATATTGGTCAGAACTTTGTTTAACTATACTATGGAGGTATAAACATGGCATATGGCCTAAAACCAAAGAAGCACGCTAAAGGTGGTTTAATTAGAACCAATAACTTTAGTGGCCCAAATGGTTACAGAATAGCCGCTACCGCACCATCAGCATTCTTCGAAGGCGATCTCGTGACTTTTTCAGCTGGAAATATCGTAACTGATATGGCCGCTGCAAGTCCAGGAGCAGTCGTAGGAGTGTTTTATGGCGCAGAGTATGTGGACAATGCATCTGGCGAAGTAAAATTTGTTAGATCAATTCCAACAGGAACTGTAGCTAAAGAAAAATACAAAGTGTATGTATACGATGATCCAGATATCATTTTTGAAATGGAAGCTGATCAAGCTGCAACTGCATTAACAATTGCAGATGTGGGTAAAAATCTACAAATCGTAGCAGGACCAACAGGTTCTACAATTACACACAAATCAGGGTTAACCGCTGACTCAAGTACAAAAACAACAACAAACACTTTCCCATTAACTTTTTTGGGTAGTGCAGAGTTGGATGATGCGTACACAGCAGCAGGAACTACAATGGACATAATGGTGAAAATTAATACTCATCAATTTGGACTAGGCGCTACTGGCGTAACAGGTATATAGGAGGATAATAAATGGCTATATCAAGAGCACAAATCCTTAAAGAACTGGAGCCAGGTCTTAATGCTATTTTCGGAACTGAATATAACAGATACGAGAATGAGCATGCCGTCTTGTTCGATGAGGAAACATCAAATAGAGCCTTTGAGGAAGAAGTACTTTTCCCAGGGTTCGGTAATGCAAACGAAAAATTCGAAGGCGCAGCAGTTGAATACGCTGAGTCAGGCGAAGGTTATGTATCAAGATATACACATAACACAGTAGCATTAGCCTTTTCACTAACAGAAGAAGCAATGGAAGATAATCTTTATGATAAGCTTTCAACTAGACTAACTAAAGCATTAGCTAGATCTATGGCTTCTACTAAGCAGCTAACAGCAGCTAACGTTTACAACAATGCGTTTAACGCAGCTGTTGCAGGTGGTGACGGTCAATCATTAGTATCTAATGCACACCCACTACAAAACGGTAGCACAGGTTCTAACAGACCTGCTACTTATGCTGACTTATCTGAGACATCTTTAGAAACAGCTTTGATTGACATCGCTGGATTCACAGATGACAAGGGTATCCCAGTAGCACTTCAAGGTAAGTCTCTACACATTCCAAGACAATTGGTATTTGTAGCAGAAAGACTTATGAAGTCACAGGGTCGTCCAGGTACAGCTGATAATGATATCAATGCTATCAACAACATGGGTATGATTCCTAATGGTTACTACACTAACCACAGGTTCTCAGATCCAGATGCATGGTTCATTAGAACTGACTGTCCTAATGGTTCAAAAATGTTCAACAGAGCAGGAATGTCAACCAAGATGGAAGGCGATTTTGAAACTGGTAACGTAAGATACAAAGCAAGAGAAAGATACAGCTTCGGTTGGTCTGACTGGCGTGGCGTTTACGGTAACTCAGGAGCATAATAACTCAAACTTCGAGTTGGGGGTAATGTAAAAGTGCCCCCTTCTCAAACTTTAATTAACATTGACTAGCATAGCTAGATTACAAAGGAGTAAACAATGGCAAGAACGACATTTAGCGGACCACTTAGAGTAGGTAACGCACAAAAAACAAAGAACCCTGAATTTGCAGGAGCAACAGCTCTTGTAGCATGGGGATATATTCCAGATCCAACAGCGGCTGCAACAACAGAAGTTCAAAAATGGATATTTGGATCAGAAAGAACAGGTAAATTAATTTTACCACCAAACTCAGTTGTATATCGTCTAGAAGTAGA